GATTTTTATTGTTTATTTAACCTTTGTTTTTACTTTGTGTTATTTGCAATTATTACTTGTATTTGTTTATTTATGATGTCGCTCTCAAAAAGTGATGTTTATGGTGAAATTGGTAAAACAATTTTCACTGATTATGAAACCTTCTTGACTTTTTTAAAGCCAATGAATGGTTTACCTCTACTTTATGACCTTCTTTTTAGATCTGAAGGCTTAGTAGATCGTGTACCAATAATCCTGCAACTCTTTGAGTTATATGGATTTTATTGGAATGATGGTTCCCAATCGGAGTTCTTGATGAAAGGCGTGAATATTCTCGTCTCGGCCTTTAGTGGTATTTCAGATAGAGAATCGATTTTTGGCTCGTACGGAAATTCAGTATCGGACGTACCGGTCAATTCAGAAGCAGGACCAGCTGTTGATATAGTACCAGATGGGGTTATACACTCCTCCATTCAATGGTTGAAGGACCTTGGATTACCAGATCTTAGTTTTATGGGCAAAGTTGTGCCTGTACTTTTTTCTGGAGCAGTAACTATATTTTTTATGACGTGTGGTGGTGTTAGAGATCTTGCTAATTTTAGCATACATGCAATAGCTACTCAGGCTAGAGATTTTACCACTTTAAAAAACACGTTTTCGGACATTTGGAAAGCCATTATGGATTTCCTGGGCCCACTTATGGGCTTTAACTACCAAACTTCCAAACAGAAGGAATATTCGGACTTGTACAACAAGGCGGATGTTTTACATAAGCAGTTGATATCTTATCGCGACGATGTTTCAGTTATGTATAGATCTTTGTCTATGCACCCAAACTTTTTCGCAGATGTTGATGCGCAGTTGCATCAGTATGATCAACTCATTAGAGATAACGGTAGGTGTGAAGTAAGTACGGCCAACTTGCGTTTATTGATGCAAGAAATTAAGACTTTGTCTACTGAAATTAGACAGAAATACATGGAGCTCTGCTCAAATATACTTGGTAAACAAGAGTGTACGGTGCTTTATTTGGCAGGTGGACGTGGAAACGGTAAATCATCATTTATGTCGGCCGTTATTGACCACCTGAAACAGTTTGAGGAAACCAATCTTACCTCATATTCGCGTAATCCTTCCGATAAATATTGGTCGGGCTATTGTGGTCAGCCGGTGGTTATTTTCGATGAATTTGGAACCAGCAGGGATGATGAAGATATAGCTTCTTTTATTCGAGCTACGGGCTCAGTGGCCTACCCGCTCAATATGGCAGATTTGCCAGATAAAGGGAAGTGTTTTACTTCACGATACATTTTCATTACTACTAATAGAGAAGAAATGTATTGGACTAAGTCGCCAGGGGATACTATATTGAATTGTGATGCGGTAAATAGACGTCGTGATATGGTTTTTAAGATCACGAATACTCGTGATAGATCCTATGAGGATGATCCTGAGTTTTATAAAACATCCAACTGGACCCCAATGTCTAGTGTGCCGGATGGACAAATAAGGCATACATTAAGGCGTCCGTTTAGGTATACTGATGACGTAGCACTTCATGTTGCACGTGAGTTATATGGTATACAATTGCGCAAAAGAGCGCAATTTGAAGAACGTGTGGCAGAAAAAATTAGATCCTACGGGCTTATGGCTGTTAATCAAGCACCCGCTTTAGAGAGCACTATCCACAATCAAAGAAAGATTGTGCTTTTATTGGGACCTCCAGGCCTACGTAAAACGTCAATGGCTAATAGAGACTTGAGAACGTCACAGGCGTGTCAGGATGAAGTTTTTGTTAGGAATAAATGGGACGAAACTCGTTCGTACATCCTACATGCTTATGATAAGGGCACGGATTTCGTGGTATTAACGAGTAATGTGACTGACTATGATGCCTTTATTAGATCATTGGCTGATGATCAAGCCACGGCAATAAGGAGAAGGTTGCATATATTTCGTTTTTCATACCGTTCCTCGTGGACTCGTAATTACACTTACAAAGATTTGGAGAGTGGTGAGTTTGATAAATTTGCATCCATTAATGATGACGAGAGACCTTACACGTGGTCCACTTGCTATGATAAGCTCGTTGAAATGAAACGGGCCACACCTTTGGAGGTTATTACATGGGTTGATGTTCCACGGCTTCCAATGTCTCAAGATTACCCCATGAAGATCCATGTCGCAATGACATACGAAGAGTTGAAAACTGCCTCTATTTATAGTGTCTATAAAAGTGTCACTACGATAGGCGTGCCTAAGTTACTTCTTGGAGAATATCTACGTAAAATGATATCAGAACTGCGTCAAGTTTCTTTAGACGTGCCAGATCCGACACTATATGCGATGTGTAGGGAGGCTAATGTTAGGAAAATTAAAGTTCCCAATCCTATTACGGCGTTGTGCACTTTTGAAGACGAAGCCATATTGTTACAGACCAATGATCAACTCGAATTAGTATGTTGCATGTTTCAAGAATCTATTATATATGAAAGAGTGCCGGAAGGGTTAGCGTGCCTTATAGATGGTGTGCATCAATGGACTACCACTAATGCTCGTATCATAGCCATGTATGATTCCATAGCGAAAATTAGAGCTATTCCGCCAATTAAGGCAAACGTATTGGTAGGGCACTTTGATAATATTAAGGATTATTTCCTCAGATTTATTAAGGGTGCTGCGGCCGCGTGGGTTGTTTATAAGCGTTGTCATACTCGGTATGGAGCAGAGCCTGAAAGTTTCAGGATTCTGGATGCGTATGGCCTGGAAAAAAAAGTTCGAGTCGCTCCGGAATCGCCCCCTGATTACAAGGACGGTTCTCGTTCAAATAAAGAGTCGTGGCGTGATAAACCAGCTGCCCCTCAATGGAAAAAGAATGGAGATGCCGTAGTTGCTAGGTGTAAGCAATGGTCGGCCAAGGAGTTGATGGAATGGAAACCAGCTAATGGCGGACCGTCTTGGGCTGATATGATGGACAGTGAGGCTATGACAGATAAGGCAGCCTCAGATGTGGCATTGAAATTTTTAGAGCAAAACTTTCCGTTAATGAAAGCCAATAACAAAATTTGCTCTGTTCAGTTCATACATGCCAATCTTGGGCTTGTTCCCAGTCATGCAAATGTGGACGGTTCCGTCGTTGTCGTTGACAATGTCGAGTATCCGGTGTCCAATGTATGTACAGATTATGGTCGGGATTTGCAAATTGTGTCCATACCCAGAAAATTGCAGTTTAGAGACTTGCGCAGACACTTGCGCACTAGGGCCATGGCTGAGGATTTGACAGGGATGCAGGCATGTTTGTACGTAGACCGAGGGCGGTTTAAGAGTGAGAAATATGTTTTTCTCACCAAGGTCGTTACCGTGCCAACTAATACAGGCACTTATGAAGCAATGGCTTATGCGGCCACACCACACACTGTGTCGTATGAAGTCAGCTCGGTAGAAACAGCAAGCGGAGATTGCGGAGCGCCAGTGATAGTGATTAACAATCAAATTTTAAAGAAATTTGTTGGTATACATATTGCAGGTGGTAGACAAGGATATGCTGGTGTTGTCTATCTTGACGACTTTGCAACCGAAGCAATGAGTGAGACCAGAGAGATTGAAATTTTGCAGTGGCAAGGCCTTCTCCCTCCCCTTGAGTTGGAGATGGATGAATGGAATGCCGGTTGTATGGGTAGCACTTTATATAAGGTAGTTGGTGTTGCTGGTAAGTATGAAAATGGAATCAGAAAGAATTTCCAGATGAGGCAGTCTAACCAAACTAAAATGTATAAAAGCCCTTTTGCGGGCATGGACGACGTATTTATAGTGAAGTACGAACCTGCGGTTCTTGATTTCAAAGATCCCAGATTGGCTGATAATGTGCATCCGTATAGACAAGCTGTGTCTAAGTGGAATCATCCGCAACCACCTGTCGATTTGCAGTTATTAGATGACATTGTGGATAATATTGCCTATCATGTTTCACAGATATGTCTACAAGCAAATGTGCCTACCCGTGTTTTAACGACTGGTGAAGCGATTAATGGGTCACCAAATTTGCCTACGATGAGCAAATTGGAAAGGCAAACATCGCCGGGCTATCCAGAAAAACATATATTGGGACCAGGTGCAAAGAAAGATGTTTATTTCGAAATGACTCCTGATGGTAGTAGGTTTACAGTTAGAAAGAACCAGAATGGTAAGATGCTTTTAGCCATGATCAATGCACTTATGGATAAGTGCTACTCAGGTAAGCGTACTGCTGTGGTTTTTGATGCAGCGCTTAAAGATGAAGTTTTGAAAGTTGATAAGATATCTTCAGGATCTACAAGATCTATAACTGGCTCACCAACTTACTTCACTTTGGCGCATAGGAAATTGTGTGGTGCAGCTTTAGCTGTAATAACACAGACGTTTCAACGCCATCCAGTGAAAGTAGGGATTAATCCAGCAAGCCAAGACTGGAATGATTTGGCTAAGTATCTTCTTCGTACTGGTGAATATGGGTTTGATGGAGATTTTAAAAATTTTGATGCTACTATACCAGCTGTTTTTATGGAGCGTTTACATAAGATTTATAATGCCACATATCAACTCACAGATGCCAATTGGAAGATAGAAGATGATGTAGCAAGAGAAACACTTTATTCGCATCTTGTCGGTCCATTGATCACCTTCCATGAGTACATAGTGCAAGTTCCAGGTGGGCATGTGTCTGGGCAACCTGGTACTGCCACTGACAATTCATTTGTCGTTTGGATGTACTATCTTTATGCATGGGTCATTCTGGCACGAAAATATGAGCCATCAAAAGCCAGTTTTAACTGGTTTTATAAAAATGTTTCTCTGGCAGCGTATGGCGACGATAACATTTGTACTGTCAATCCAGCAATTACGTGGTTTAACTTTGATAATTTTAAAGAAGTTATGGCCACCCTTGGACTTACATTCACACCAGCTGATAAAACTCACTCAACTGGTAATAAGCATATAACGCAGATGGAATTCTTGAAGCGTAGTTTCGTTTTGAAGAACGGATATTGGCGTGGGCCTCTGCTGTTAGCTTCTATTGGAAAGTGTCTTAATTGGACTCGTACTCCTAAGAAGCACATGTTTTATAGAGATGAACCTTGTTCTTTTGACGCCACCATAGGGCAAAGTGTTCGAGTCTTGCTTGAGCATTGTAGTCTGCACTCGCCTGAATTATATGCGCGTATGCGTTTACACTTATTGCGTAAGTGTTTAGAGCATAAGATAGCTCTTGCCACTTATGAGCTGCCTCTACCTTTTAAGGAGGTGTTTGCAGCTGTTTATTTTGGAGACCGTACCTTGGCTAACGCCGTCACGGTCGATGATGAAACAATTCAATCGCAATCAAACGATCAAATACAAAATGTCGGACAATGGAGGCAACAACCCGCCGATGCCATCGAGTGGAGGTGCGACAGGTGCCGTGTTCACTGGAACAGATGCGACTCCTATCCCCCTTTCTGCCATTGCAGCAGCTCCGGCTGCGACCTTAGCGGAAGCGTCACCCCATGCGGGTGTGATCAATACGATAGATCCTTACTTCTACAATCAATTTGTCGCGCTGACAAATTTCACTTGGACCACTACACAACCTCCGGGGACTTTATTGTGGAGCTCACAAATAACCCCGCTCAAAGGGCATATCAACCTTCAATATCTGGCAAAATTATACAACATCTGGGTTGGAGGGTTGGATTATCAGGTCAAAGTGGCTGGTACTGGATTTCATGCGGGTGCGATTGCTGTGTGCAGATTGCCACCGAATATCAATCCAGCTACGCTGACTGGCTCGAATCAGTTTACGATGTTCGAGTATACTATCATAGATCCGAAGACTCTCGAAGCGATGATGAAAGGGATTTGCGACCAGAGGCCTGTCATGTATCATTATATGAATACTGCTTTGACGGATCCATTGGCTATTGGAGGCTATATTGCCATTTATGTTTTGCTTCAGCTCAACACGTCATCGAGCGGATCGAGCCAAATAGATGTGCAAGTATTCAACAAGTGTGCAGTGGATTTCAATTTGTTGCAGATAGTCCCCACTTCCTTGGACACGGTGGGTCCGCCTCCGTCGGAGTCGTACCGCCAATTATTTCAGGAGAAGCGTCTTGCCCTTTCACCGTACACGATGGGCCCAGCTGTTGCACTCATTGTCGAAGCTTCAACTGTACTGGGGTCGACTGCGACGGCGAAGTTGCGGAATGTGAATACGCTGGGTTTTTTCGACGGAGATACTATATCTACCCCAATCCCGGGTATCGTGCCCTCATACAGTGGCTACTTCAAGGCGACGGGACCCAATTCAGCCTTTCTTTGCGATTCAGTGGGTACAGCGCGCCCTCAGAAATTGAATTTTGGACGCGTAACTGGCGCGCCCAATGTGTGTGCTGCATATGGCGTGGGGGGCGGTGTATTTCTCTCTTTTGTGCTGTCTGGAGACGCTTTTGGGTCGATCTCTGTTACGGCTTACTCCGTAATTGGAGCTATTGTGCCATTAGTAACGAATACAGTCTATCCTTTCAGCTTTCAAGCTGTGACCACTATGGACCCAAGTCCATCCGCTATTGTGTGGTCACCAGTTGCCGCTGGGGAAAGTATAGTGACATTCCAGTCGTCGGTGCCATATGCCATTGGAGTACCACCGGGCATTACGAATGGGATCTTTGTGAGGAGATCGCTCAGTACTTTGCATATCTCGCAGGAGATTGCAACGGGCGATTACAAGAACGAAGTTGGCCAAGCTGCCCTGTTAGTAGTTGTGGATATGGTGTTCAATACCCCGCTTTTTTACGTGAAACTTTACAATACGGGGGCTTTTTCGGCGGCTGCCGTTGTTGCGGAAGTGCTTTTAGATTTTTCAGATCTGGGCCTGGAATTTGTTGGGTACATCCGCGAATTGGACCCAATACCTGGACCGACTGTCGCTATGGCGACCGCTATGGCTCTTCACGAGACGCGATCGCTCAACGCGAGAATGCGTTCTTCGTTGGCGATAAAAGAAAATTAAAAATGGCACTAGCAGCAGTCGGAGCGATTGCTGGCGGCATAGGGAGTGTCGTGAGCGGAGCAATTAATGCCGCGTCCCAAAATGCTATCGCAGAAAAACAAATCGATAGCAATCAATTAATGCAAAATAGGGATATAGACTTTAAATTGAAGGCTTTACAGTCTTCAAATCAAAATAATTTAGATGTTCAAAATTTGCAGGGAAATACTAGTAGAGATGTTGCCAATACAACAGCGAATGCTTCGCGTGATGTTGCAAACATATCTGGACTCACTGCTAAGGATGTTGCCAATATTGCTGGTCAATGGCAAAATTCTATCAATGAGAGGAACACTCAGACGCAGTTAAAACTGCAGAAACAGGAGTTTGATCGTGCCCAAATGTTGCGAGACAATTTGGTAGGACAACTCAAGAGTGCGGGACTGCCGGAGTATTTGGCTTACGTTCAGCCTGATGAATCTATGCTTCAGACGCGTAGAGTTAGTGGGCATAATGTAACCATTTACAAAGGCAGTAACATGAGTTTGTATGGCATACAACGCTAGTTTTTCTTTTTACTTTTAGCTTTGGTGATTAAGTTAGTCACAGATGTATGTATAGACACCTACGGGTGAGAATGGAAGGAACGGCCCTAAGTAGACCTTATACTTGCCAATTTTAACTTTGAGAGAAAAAGCCCCTGTGCTGTAATCGAGAAGCTCTGATTTTGGAGGGTATGCTACTGATGCTCTGGATAATCCGACCTGTTCTATGCTTATCAAATGTGCAAGAAATGTTTTAATCAATTGTTAGTTTTATACGCTATGGCGCCCGGCTTCGGACCGGTAAAAGACTTTACGTGTGTTGACCTTTTCTTAGACTTTATTTAGG